GGGCAAATCGCTACCTCTGAAGACTCATATCAGAAAAAATTTCCCAGAGTATTATTACAAGCAAAACGGTTCTAACGTTTATACTATTACTCCTGGTGATCGTATTCAAGATGATGCTGGTATCGAATACTATGTTGCTAGTGTAGAAGATACTGGAGTCATTGAAGATACATTCTACATCTTTGATAGTGCAGAGCTTCAGAAGAGAATCCCAGGTCAGCAAGATGGTATCTACTATTTAACTGCTCTTCGTGGTAATATCTCTCCATATCCTCAAGGCGCTGGTGTTTCTACCAACTTCCAGAAGTTTAAGTTCTCTCAACCTGTAGGTAAACTTTATCCTCTCAACTACAGAAACGATCCTCTCTGGTTCCAAAAGTCTGGAACCACGAACGAAGAGAAGAACTACTACTCGCAGTTAATTGATCCACCTCAAGCATTCTCTGCTGCTGATAACTACATCCATGGTAAGGTTACTGTCAACGATACTAAGCACTCTGTAACTAGAGAGCTTATGAGCGATTTAACTGCTCAACCAGCATTTGTTCAGAATACTTACACTGCTGACAATGAGATCAAGGCACAACTAGGTAATGCAACTTCTGGTTCAGAAGATCGTCGTATTCCTATTGCTGGTGATAGCACAGTTGTTTCTGATCAGCGTTACTACGTTGAACTTCGTAGACCATCTATCGCTCGTGCTGGTAACCATACGTTTGAATATCTTGGTTTCGGTCCTGGTAACTACTCAACAGGTCTTCCTGCCCGTCAGGAGATCGTTCTAGAACCAGAAGAGGACTTCTACGCACAGTCCAAGAAGCAAGATGCTGGTATCGTATTCTATACTGGTATCAACTCTCAGGGTGACCTCTACATCGGTAACAGAAGAATCAACGCTATCACTGGCGAAGAAGACTTCATCGATAGAGCAGTTCTTGCTGATGATGGAGACGAGGATGATGTAATCGGACAACTCGTTACTACTTTCGACACTCCAGTTACATTTAACCAGAACATCACAATTGTTGGTGGTCCAGATGGTGAACTAGTTAATAACATCAACTCACCTGTTCTAGTTAATGTTCCTGACAATCAACTAAGGAACCTTGGAGCACCTTTAGTAGTTTACTCACTAGTAAGTTCTACTGATCCTATTAGTGGTCTTCCACAAGACGCTTCTCTTGATAGAGAAGCATTCTTCCCCAACACATCTGGTGATATCCGTCTAGGTAAGAACCGTGTTGATGCTGCTGTCTTTGGATTTAATCCAAGAGGCGAGGGTCAAAATTATATGATTCAAACTCACGCCCCTGGCGGTGTTGGATCAAATATTTGGCCAAATCAAGATAGTTTGGTTTCTCAGGGTGGATCTAGACTTGCAGCAGATCAATATATCACTTACACCAATGTTCTTCCTTCTACAGGAGACATGGCACTCAAGGGTAGTGCAGTTAATAAGAATGGTTCACTTGGTTGGATCTTTGCTAACATCTACACAGTTATCCCTAACAACGTAATTTCTTCCTTGGAAGTGATCGTTGATCAGAGTGTAAACGTTGGATCATTTACATTTATTGACAGCAACAGCAACCCAGTTTCTGTTGGTTCTCTAAACATTAAGTCTGGTTCTGAGATTAGACTACAGAATATTAATTACAGTGGTGTTCTTAATGGAACATGGCCAGTTCTTAATACTCAGGCATATCCATTCTCTCCAACCAGCAACGTTGTATACTTCCAGATCACTCCAAGAACTGGATCTCCAATCGGCGCATTTAACGAGACTTGGAGCACTGGTATTGTTAACGCTCCAACAAATGCATCTCCAAATGCTCTTGTTTCGTTCTCTGTATCGAATTGGAAGGAATTTGGTGTTCTAGGTGCTGAAGCACTCAGAACTGAAACCGAGACATGGGGTGACTTTAAACTTGGTATCAACACCATCAACAGAGCAACGCATGATGCATATAAGGATGCATTTGTAGAGGTTCAGAACACTGATCCTCGTGCTAACCTAGACGTTGTTGGTAACGCATATATCAGCGGTCGTAAGACAACTGATTGGCTTTCAAATGATGAGTATGCTGGTCGTAACAAGAATAGAATTTCTGATGCTCTTGTTGTTGGTTGGTTGGATGAAATTCCATCACCAAATAGTGAGGACATTGATGATGTAACTGCTGCTTTCCGTGTTTCTACCGAAACCGTAGCAATTACAGAGTCTGGTAGAGGTAATAATGAGAACAAGGTTGGTATTAACGTCAACAACAGTGAACTTGATAGAGCATTAGTTGTCAAGGGCGATGCAAGATTCACTGAGGATGTTCGCTTTGAGCGTGACATTGAGATCCATGGAGATGGAACTCTAACAGAAGTAAGAACTGATACAACATCTGGAATTTTCAATCTAATTACAGATGCTGGATTTGTTGGAACTCTCAACTTTGCGAATAGCGCAAACATTGCTAACCTAGTTAACGGTGCTGAGACAGTAAGATTTGCTGATGTTACAACAAACGCGCAAACAATTGCTATTGGTAACAACTCAAGCACTAACACATTTAGAATTGGTAATGCTGTTGCTGGAGATCAGTTCTTCTACATCGGTAACCTTTCAGATCACAGCAATTTCTGGGTTGGAAACACTCCTGATGGTGCTACTGTTGCTGCTGATGGATCTATTACAACACCAGGAAGTGGAATTAGTAAGATTGTAATTGGTGGTGCTTTTGGTAACACAAACCAAGACCAGTCATTTGTAAGAGTTGGAACACAAAATCTACGTGTTGATGGTGATATGTGGCTCGGATTCCGTCGCCCAGGCGGATCTGCAGAACTAAGATCACAAGCTTCACTAATTAGTTTCTTCTCTAACTCTGGTGGTCCTTCGACTATTAACTTCGGTCTCAATGCTTCTGAAGTTAACATTGCAGGTCAGGGTGGAACAACCACAATTAATAACTCACTCCATGTTGTTGCTTCTGCTAAGTTTGATGGTAACATCTTACTTTGCGGTGGTCTTGCTTCCTTCTCCTTTATCGGTGACAGAGCACAAATGGGTTCGACCATCTCTGCTCATGGTGACGGTGTGGAACCAGATGGATCATTCACTAAGAATGTTGATATTCTCAATGTCTTAGTTCTTGGTCCAACTGATGATGGATACAACGCAGTTGATACTGCTGGTTCTGGTCAGTGGGGTGGAACTGCATTCCAACAGGAAGTAACAACTATTGGTGGAACACCTGAAGTTGAACCTCAGGATCTTCCTACCCTAACAGGTGATGAGTATTATCTACCAATCAAGAATTCACCCAACAAGCAAAATGGTGATCCATATCTAACAACTGGTGATTATATCATCGTTGATAGTGCAGTTTCTGCAAGCGGACATCCTGAGATTGTTCAAATTCTTGAGGTAATGAGAGGCAATGTTGGTCCTTTCTATCTAAGAGTTAAGCGTCAACCATTTGGTAACTTTGGTGGTGTTCTAACTAATCACCCAGATACAACTCCAATCTACAAAGTAAATGTTCAGTTTGACGCTACTTGGTTGGAGATTGGTGTTGACGGTGCTGGAGCGCAAGATAACTTCTATCTTGCTGAGTTTGGTGGAAATCTAACCACAAACGATTATGTTATCCTCAGCAGAAATGATTCCACTGGAACTCCAGAATATGTTGCTGTAAACACCCCAATCTCTCAAGAAGTTCAGAAGTTTAGAATTAATGATGGTGAAAATTGTGATGATGAATCTGGTGATGTATTTGTCGTTAACTCTGTAACTGGTGATACTATCATCAAGGGTGGCACTACTATTAACAATACATTGACCATCTCTGGTGGATGTGGAACAATCAGTAACATTGCATTCTCTGCAAATTCTGTAGTTAATACTAAAGTTCTTACCAATGTTGTTGTATCAACACCAGATAAAACAATCAGTGATATTCAAATTGGCGATGTTATTGAGATTGTTACCAATGAAGCTTCACTGCAACCTCTATTTGACACGCATGTTGCGGCAGTTGATGCCACAAACAACAGAATCTTCCTTGACAAACCAATGGCAGGTGGTGGTTCTGCCAATGTAAACTTCCAGGCTCGTAGAAACGAAAAACTTCTCCTAACAAATGGAGAAAGCGTTCCTACATTTGAAGTAGATACTTGCACAGGCACCACACACCTTGGATCACATTATGGTAGAATTGAAGTTGAATTCGGTGAGACTGGTGGATATGCAAATAACATCAGTGATACTGATGATATTGTAACCGCATTCGATAATGGTGAGATTGAATACGCATACAGTTTCTACTATGATCCTAAGATTCTTTCTGATGGTGGTCCAAATACAACAATCAGAGCAACTGTTGCTGGTTCTTCAAGTCAGATTCAGATTCCTGTTCAATCTCTAGGTGTTGGAGATGGTGCATTTGCAATTGGTGATTATGTCTTCGTTGGAGATCCTACTGCTGCTTCTACTGGAATCGGAACATTCCAGATTGGATACATCAATGACATCGTTGATAATGATCCAGCAAATCTAACTATTGTTATTCAGTCTGCTGGTGATGGTTTGATTACTAACGAACCATTTACTCCTGGAGATGATGTATATACTGTTGGTAATGTCGTTAGAAGAGTAATCAAGCATACAGAATTTGCTAGAATTATTGATATTGAGACAAGAACCAGAACAGTTCAAGGTGCTCAGAGCAATTATTGCTCAGTAATTCTAGACAAAGGATATATTGCACAGCAAAAACTAGATTATCTTGGTTGGTTGGTCTTTGTCAACTCTGAGCATGAAGCACAGACATTTGCTGCTGTCAAGGGAAGACTCAAGGGTGTAGTCCACACTGCCGTCATGGATGAGCAGAGAAAGGATGGTGCTATTGAGTTCAGAAGTGGAACAGCAAACATTGCTTCCAATATCCACATGATTGGTGGAAGCCTTGAGATCTATGATTCTGTCAATCAAACGAGACTATTTGGTTTCGTCAACGATGACGGACACGCAGATCACCAGGGTCTACTATTCTGGGATGCTGGTGTTGTTGCTCGTGGTGACTTCTATCTCTTCAGTTCTTCTGATCCAGAGAACATTATTGAGAACCCAGATAGTGATACTCCATCGTTCTTCGTTGATAACCTAGGTAATGTTGGTGCTGAAACTACTCTCACGGTTACTGGTAATGCAATTGCAACACCATCTACGACTCTGGAGCAATTATCTGTTCAGAATCTAGGACCTAATGGATCTAAGAAGTTTGCAGTCAAGCAAGACAACTCAATCGACTCGTTTGGTTATACTAACTTCTTTACTTCAAGTGGTGGTTCTCATACTAGATACATCTCTTCGGCATCTGCTGAAGAAGATCTAACTCTACTTCCCAACATTATTTACATGGTAAATACTACAGCACAATCAACGCTAGTAGTTACACTGCCAACTTCACCACAAACTGGAGATGTTGTCAGACTAATTGATGTCAGTGGTAATCTAAGCTACAATACTTCACTTGTTGTTAGAACTGCTGAATCATCTGGAACTAAGATTCAGGGAGATAATACTGGAACACTTCTTGGTGGTAGATTAACACCATATCCTTCTGGAGAAATGGTTGTTCAAACACCTAATGCAGCGTTCAGTCTTGTATATCTCGGATCTACTGATAGCAATGGTCAAGTAGGTATACCATCCGCCGTTCAAGGATGGTGGTTAATGGAGGTCTAATAGATGGCAAGTTATAACAGAATCAGGGCATCGAAACAGTCCCCTATCGGGACAATCATGCCCTGGGGAGGTTCTTCTAGTAACTCAAAACTAGATGAAGATGCTATTCCAACTGGGTGGATTGTTTGTAGGGGACAAACTCTTTTAGCAAGAGATTATCCTCTATTAGCACAACTTCTTGGCAATACTTATGGTCCTTTTCAGGAACCTGGAGGACCACCTGTAGGTATTCAAAATGCATATCCAAGTTATGATGAAAATGACTTGTTTACTCTGCCTAATTTAAATAATACTGGCATGGTTGATCTTGAGGGATCAAGACTAGAACCAGAAACACAGTTGATTGTCGGTCAATATATTACAGAAAATGGAGCAGATGCCGCTCCGCCAAACATTGCGTTATCATATATTGACGTTAATTTTTCTATTGAATCCGATTCAAATCTGAGTGGTAAGATTACAGGGATTACAATTGAAGATCCTGCATATTTTGCTACTGGTAGAATTATTCCTAGAAAATTGGGCATTGACCACACTCCTGGTCATAGTCACCCGCAACCAGAAGATGCTGATGCAAAGTATCCTTCTGCAGTTCTTGGTGGTGGTTATGTCGGACTATTTGAAGCTGGTAACTATGATGTTCAAGACTCTGAATATACAACTGTTAGTGCTGAACCAATCAATCCATCGGAAGATAGTGCAGATAGATTCAACCCAGGAACTGCACTTGTAACTTGGTATGATGAGTCGGCATTTACCCTCCCTACAATGAACCAGTTTAGGGATTTTACTGCTGCTCCAGCAAATGTTCCTGCTATCCCAGGAAGTTCTAGAGCTGTTAGTGGATATGGTAATACTATTGATTATGAAGATCCAAACACTTGTATTATTAACGTTCAGGCACCTGCTGTTTCTTCTCCATTCCCACCATCTGGAACTTATCAAGGTTTAAAAAACTTTTATAGTTCTGGAACAGTTGCTTCTTCTAGAGGTGGAAGCACTTTATATCCATATCCAACTACTTTAAACCACAATGCTGATGCGTGGAACTCAGAGTCTCTCGCATCTCACAATCACTTCACAATTGACCTTGCTATGACCAAGGGACAGATGAGAATTCCTGGCACAATTCTCATAAATAATATGACGACAGGAACCATTGCTCCTGTTAGTGTTGATAAGGCATTAAGTGTTCAGATCAATGCAAATACACCTTCAATTACAACTCTGATTATAATGAGGGCATACTAAATGGCAGTATTTTATAACAGAGAAAAATCTAAGATTGGAACAACTACTGGTTCTATTATCAACTGGTCTAGACAATTGACCTCTAATGATCCAGAAGATACCCAAACAAGAGACCAGCTTCCCGCTGGTTATCTTAGATGTGATGGTTCAATTTATGCTGCTGAAGTTTTCCCAGCACTAGCAGAAGTTCTTGGAACAGGAACTTTATCGAGGTTTAGAAAACCAAATCAGACTTTATTGGATAATCAATTCCAGTTACCAGATTTCGGATCAAAAAAGATTCGTGCTTCAAGTGGAGCAAACTTGGGTGACTATGTTGATCTTTACATTCAAGACGACAACGATAATACTATTACAAAATCTGGTGTTGGTTTAGAAGTTCAGAGTAATATTGGAACACAATATGAGATCTTATATCAAGGATCGTTCTTCTTGCCTTCTCAATCAATTCCTATTACAGGTGAACCAGGATTTACGAGATCTACTGGTAACTATACAGAAACATCTGATGTGCTATCTAATGGATTTATTCCACACGCACACTTCCATGATGGTAACAGAACTAGAGTTGCATCTTCAACAGGAAATGAATATGCTGCATTTGGTAGAAACTCTTACACTAGAAAATCTACACTATGTGTAGTTGACTGGGCAAATAATACAAGACAAGACCTTTGCTATTATAATGCTACTAGAATTAGATTATCTTCTGTAGTTCAGCAAGAGTCAAATGCTGCAGGATGTCAAAGAACTTACTATGCTGGATGTTTTAGTGGTTGTGAATTTACAACTTCATATGAATGTTTGATTCCAGAAGGTTATACTTGTGGATTCCCAATTTGGTCTGGTAGTGGGGGTGGATGTCCTAATGCTGGATCACAAGAAACTGCTACATGTGGAAACATTCAATATCAAGGAACAGTTGCTGTTAAGTGTCAATCAGTTGGTTTCCCTGGTTGTGCTATTGGTGGATACGTCGCACAACCAAGAACTGGTCCTGTTACACTATCTTCCAACTACAGTGATGCTAACTTGCCTTTTGACTCATTTAAAGACTCTGATTCAAATTCTTTTGCTGCAATTAACAACGTAACAAATCAAGTAGAAGCAACTGGTAACGATGGATCTCACAGACACTTTGTTAATTTTACTGCACAACCACATACATACCAAGTGAATACTTCGCCTAGTTTTATTCCTTCATCAAATTTAGTTTCTACGATTAGTATTAACGTTAACGAAGAGAATAAAGCTGACCAGTTTATCCAACCATATCTCGTTCAAGAGTTTCTTATCAAATACTAATGACAGTCTCCTACAGAAATCGATTTACATCGTATAAACAAGAAACTGACGGACAGTATGCTCCCGTTGGATCGATTGTTTCTGTCTTGGTTGATAATTTTTCCGATGCAGCACAGTCTCCTGAATATGGATATAAAAATTATCTTTATTGTGATGGCAGAGAATTAAACATTAGAGATTATCCTTTCTTATATCGTTCGGTTGGAAATACATACGGTGGATCTGCTTCAGTAGAAAAAACTCAACCAACACAAGCTGGTGGTGTAACTAAATTATATTGGATTAACGGTAAAGCATTTTTTAATTTACTTCAAGATGGATCTGTTGCTGGTGGTCTTAAACTTCCATATCCATATGGTGTAAATTTTAGAATTCTTGATTCTGGAAATGGGAGAGGTGCATTGGATGCAACTAATTTCCCATACGACACATTTTTCTCTACTCAAGCACCAACTGAAAATGTTTCATCTCAATTGCCAGGAAATGGAACTGAGTATGCATATGAAATTGTATTCCCAACAACAGTAACACCAACTCCTGGTGCAACTATTGTTTTTAGTAGTGGAACTCATCCAAATATTTCTTTTAGAAAGAACTTTAGTGAGGATGATTATCCATTTCAAGTAGGAACTTTTAGATTACCCGATTATAGAGATAAAGTTATTGTTGGATATGGAGCAGTAGATGGTGAAGGATCACCAACGGTTGAAAATGCTCTTATCAATAATGTTGGACAAAGTGGTGGTAGATGGTATATTTCTCAAGATGATCTTTTAGATGGTGGTGTGTTCTTTACAGTTGGAAATGTAAGGACAACTGGATATACAAATATTAACTCGGATGTTTTTACATTTATCACTGGATCTGTAACCTATCAATTAGGACCAATTGATGATTATATTTTCAGCAGACCAGTAGAACACTTCCACTATATTCTTTCTTCGGAACCAGATGAAGGATTAGAAGCTGAATTTGGATCTACTCCATCAGATCAATATGCTGTTCTTTATAACAAATCGAGAGCAAATATTTCTCCATTTGAACCACAAGGATCTGGTGGATTGGCATTGGGACACTCGCATGGCATTTCTGCAGAACCATTAAATGATCCACGAATGGCAACATATGGAAACGTTGGTGGTATTGGTGGTGAAGATCCTAATGTTCCTATCGACGTTAACTATGATGTTAATGATAGCATTTTAACTAATACTGCCGTTTATAGTGGTGTATCATTAGAACTATATGGCAGTGGTTCTGGAGAAATTGGTGGATTTGCTGCTCCTGCTGTTACTGATAAAGGAGACAGATATCTAGCATTTGGATATGGAAGCTCTGGAACTTTTGGCAACACGTTACAGAGTAGTAGATCAGTAACTTACACTATGGATTTTACTGGATATACTCAGTTGTATATCTTTGCTATCTGTGGTAACGATAGCAATGGTGGAGAAAGACCAAACAATGTTGGTGAAGGACTTCAAGTTACTATTGGTGGCGCGACTCAGCAAATTATTCCATCAGGTCAGGATTTTAATGCTCAAAATGGTATTGAAGCTGGAACAGGATTTGATGCATATGATGCTGTTTATGCTTATTGGACGCAGAGTTTCATAAACATTCCTCCTGGCAATCAGACGGCAGGACAAACAGTTACAATCTCACAAACTTGTTCCAATAGTGGTAGTGGAAATGAACTACAGTCTGGTAATGAAGCAAGTGCAAATGCTCTTGACATGTTTGGCATTCAAGCAATTGGATTGCGTGGTGGAATTCCAGAAGTGCCACCAGATCCAAATGGAACTTATCCAGTAACTGGTTCTCCTCTTGTTACTATTACAAGTCTTGTTTATGATTCTGCTAATGGATATGTTGTAGCAGGAACGGCAGCACCACATGCTTTTGACTCGGGAATGATTGTTAATATCAGTGGTGCAATCCCAGCAGAGTTTAATGGTGCCGTTGAAGTATTGCCTGATCAGTTGAGTAGTGTTAATTTTACATATATTCCTGAAACTCCTCCATCTCCAACAGTTGCAACGGGAACAATTACAGCACGTATTGCTTCTGGTAGTTTTAGTGATGTCACAGAGACTCCAGCACCTAAAGTATATGTTATTAATAACAATACTGTAGTTGGTGGTAAACCAGATGTTTTTGAAGTTCCTGGAACAGGTGTTATTTTCTATGATGAATATATTACTAGTCCAAATACAATCAACGCAAGTCCTGTCACAACAGGTCCTGGAGAATCTTTCTCTCAAATTACTGTAAACTTAGTTGCTCCTGGAGGCGGTGGAGCTGGTAGTTTTGGTGATGGTGGTGATGCTGGATATGCTTATGCTACTTTTAACTGGAAAGGCACCAACAAAACCATCTATGCTTACGGTGGAGATGGAGGACAAAGAGGAAATAATGGTGGTGCTGGCGGATCAGGTGGAACATTTTTAATTCCTGCTGATTTACTCGTAGATCCAGATTTTCAGTATTCTGCTGTTGCTGGTATTGATGGAGCTACTGGTGGTGGCGCTGGTAGTGACACTGCTTCCACTAGTGGTGGTGGTGCTGACAATGCATTTGGAACAGGTGGTAATGGAAACTCGACTTCATTCTTGACGGAAGAAGCAGGAGCATGGGAAACTTTTACTACAAGTGGAACATGGTCTGCTCCAAGTCCATCAACTGGAGAAACTTCTAGAAACGTTCAAGTTCAAATTGCTGGTGGAGGTGGAGGTGGTGGTAATGGTAATGCCAACTCTGGTTGTGGTGGTGGTGCCATTGGTGGAACAGGAGGTGGTGGTGCTCTATTGACTGCCACATTGAATCAACAACCATCGACACTTAGTTACACTCTTGGCGCAGGCGGTGGTGTTGGTTTCAACAATAAAGATGGCAACACTGGAACTGGTAGTGAAGCTGGACCATCTTATGGTGGTAACGGTGCTTCTATTGGTGGTCGTGGCGGAACTGGAGCATGGGGTAATGGTGCAACTGCTGGCGCTGGTGGTGGTTCTTCAGGTGTATATTTCAATGGAGGAACTGCTTTCCTAGGTGCTGGCGGCGGTGGCGGCGGCGGTGGATCAGGTGGTGGTTACAACGGTGGTGGCACTACTGATGGTTGCTATGCTGGTGGTGGTAACAGAGCCGCTGATACTAACTTACACTCTCAAAACTCTGCTATTGACTTCA